ACCGACCAGATCGTCAACCTCGGCACCACCGCCGGCGGTTCGGATTTGGGTTCTTCTTTCGACCTCTCCGCCGGCTCGACGTGGGTGGGCCAGGGGAATATGCTGCCGACGTTCACCTCGCAGACGATCTATTTTTCCGGGCTGGAAGGGACAAACAACATCAACCTATGGCTAATCGGATAAAAATATCACTGCTGCTGTCTGTTCTGCTTCCCCTGTTTGCCGTCGCGCAAACTACATCGGACGTGAAGGACATACAGCAGGCGAAGCAGAAACTTATTATCGGCACCGATGCGACGAAATACCTCAGCAGCCTTGTACAAACAATTTCCGTCGCCGCGACGCACAACCAGTCGCCCACAGCAAAAGCCGTGTACGACTACATAAACGGCCTCGGCCTGCTTTCCGCCGTGGAGGTGACCGCCCGGCTTTCCGGCGCCGGCACCGGCGGCAGCCCGCTCGACATCGCCCAGCAGGGCGCCACCACGGGGCAGGTGCTGCGCTGGAGCGGCACGGCGTGGGTGCCCAACGGCACCAACCTGTACGACATCGTTACGACCAGCCAGGCAGTGGCGGTTCAATACAACCAGGTGTGGGTGAACACGCTGTCGGCGAGCATCACCCTGAACCTGCCCGCCTGCAACGCCGCAAACGACGGCGTCAAGATCGAGATCGCGAAGGCTGGAAGCGACGCCTACGAGGTGGTCATCGAGCCGGCAGGATCGGAGCAGTTCAGCGACGGCAGCACATCCAAAAGCATTTTTTCACAAGCAACCGGAATTTCCTGCACCTGCCGATGGACCGGCAGCGCAGGTGTCTGGCTCTACACCAATATGTAATAATGAAAAAGTTTCTGACCCTTATCCTCGCCGTGTTCGCGGCGATCGCCACGATCTCGGCCCAGGTGCCGAGCATCACCTCATCTTCCAAAATAAAATTCCAGGAAGGCAACAACACCTGGCTCGCCACGGTATCGGCGCTGCAGGCCGTCATCACCGCCGGCTCCGGCACTGTCACCTCTGTCGACGTATCGGGCGGCAGCACGGGCCTGAGCACATCAGGCGGCCCGGTAACCACTTCCGGCACCATCACGCTGGCGGGCACGCTCGTAGCCGCCAATGGCGGTACCGGCCAATCCTCCTACACAGTAGGCGACATTCTTTATGCCTCCACCACATCGGCCCTCTCGAAACTGGCTGGCGTGGCGACCGGTAATGCGCTAATCTCCGGCGGCGTGGGTACCGCGCCTTCGTGGGGTAAAATCGGCCTTACGACGCACGTATCCGGCACCCTCGCCGTGGCCAATGGCGGCACCAACCTGACCTCTGTCGGCGGCAACGGCACGATACTGGGCAGCGACGGCAGCGCCAACCTGTACCTGTCGCCGACCATTACCACAGCGGCAGCCGCCATCGCCTTCGCCCGCAATGGCAGCAACCTCGAACTCAACCTGCCCAACGCCGATGCCTCCAACCGTGGCACGGTGAGTACCAGCACGCAGACCTTCGCCGGCGCGAAGACTTTTTCCGCGCTGCTTACCGGATCGGCGGGCATCACATCGACGGCTACTTCCACCGCCGCAGGGCTGTATTCGAACGGCGTAACCGGCACCAACTTCACTGCAATCACTTCGACGACCACGCTCGACGAAACGTACAGTTTTGTCGAGATCGGCACGCTTTCGGGCGCCGCGACCATCAACCTGCCCGCCTGCAACGCGACCCGGAACGGATGGGAATACACTTTTCTCAAGACCGGAACGGACACCTACGGCGCCACCATCGACCCGAACGGCTCGGAAACTTTCACAGACTCGGCGACTACGAAAACCATGTACAGCCAGGGGAACGGCGCCGTGTGCAAGTGCAAATGGAACGGGTCGTCCGGATCGTGGTACTTCATTCCCAACCTTTAATTCGCGGCCATGCGCAACAGACTGATTCTATCCATGCTGCTGTGCGCGATGGGCGCGGCAGCGCAGATACCGTCGATCACCACCAATTCGAAACTGCGGTTCACCGAGGGAAACACCATTTTCGACCGCACGGTGGGAGACATTTTTTCCACGATCGACGTCGACCTCGTTTCCGGTATCACCGGCACGCTCCCTGTGGGCAATGGTGGCACGGGCGCTACATCCTTCACGGCCAATCGCGTGCTGCTCGGCAACGGCAGCAGCGCGATCACCACGAGCGGAAACCTCACGTTCGCGAGCAACCTGCTCACCATCGGAGGTTTCTCCATGTCCGCAGGCCTGGCGATGAACGGAGCGCTCACCATTTCGCCGGGCGGTGTCAGCATTTCCAGCAACAGCAACCTGATGGCCGTCACGTTTTCGCCGACCATGACGGCGAACAGCCTCACAGTGAACGGGCTGAATCTTGCCTACACACCCGCGAACAACGGCACCCGGACAGGGCAGAATTACGCCTCCGGTAAGTTCACCTCCACTACATCGTCCACCACCTCCGCGGATGTTTCGGAGGCGCTGAACCTGAGCAATACCAACTCCTCGCCCAACATCAGCCAGATGTATATTTTCCGCGGAACGCTTACGGAAAACGCCACCAGCGGCACGCTCACCACGCGCACAGGGTCGCGCATGGACATTAATAAGGGTAGTAATGCGCTGGACAGCGGCACCGGCACCGGCATACAGGCCACCGTGCAGGACAATACCGCCACCGGACGCTGGAATCTCGGATTCGGCATCGTGGCCAACGTGATTAATGCCATCACCTCGCGCGGCATCAACTCCACCATAACGACCAGCAAGGGCACCGGCAACACACAATACGGCATCGACATCGCCAACAATGTGTCTGGATCGGGCGTAGTGGTCGACAACGCCTATGGCATTAATCTGTCTTCGACGGCATCCAGCAGTGGCATAATTAACAATTATTACGGCCTGTACCAGTCCTCAATCCCCTCCGGGGCCACGAGCACCTATTTTCTCTACAACGGGCAGTCCGGCGCGCACAGTTATTCCGCCGGCGGGCTTTCGCTCGGCGTGAACAGCACAGGCGCCAGGGCTACCATACGCGGCGCCGGCGCCACGTCGGGCACAACCGGCCTGCTGGTGGAAAACTCCTCCGGCACCGATGCGCTGGTAGTTCGTGACGACGGGGCCAGTTCTTTCGGCGGATCGCCGGCATCGAGCGTGCGCCTCACCTGCGAGGCCACGTCTGCCGACAGCACAACGTATGCGCTCGATGCCAAGCGAAGCAGCACCAGCGTGCTGAAGGTGCGCTCAGACGGGCGCGTGAGCGTGAACAACGCCGCATTCCAGGACGCGCTCACCGTGAACGGCAAGGTGCGCGCCGACGGGCTGGTGCTCACCAACCAGACCGCCGTGACGAGCAGCGGCCAACTGATCTACAATAACGGCTCCGGAGGCACGTACTCGGGCTATCTCACCCTTGGCGACGGTAGCCGGCAGCAGGCCATCCTGCCGGCCATGATCCAGCGGCAGGTCATCGACTACAACGTATCCTGGACGACAGGCCGCACAAAGGCTTTCTGGACAGTGCCGGCGCGATTCAACGGCTGGAAAATAGGGAAGGCTTACATAGAAGTGTCGTCGATCGGGAGCGGCGCCGGCGACGACGAGGTGGCCGTGGAGATCGGCGGCGTGGCCGCGCATTCGCAGATCATCACGAGCGGCACGCATACGCTGGTGATGAACGAAGCCATTGCTACGGACGACATTGTGACCTTCAACGTGACACAAATTTCAGCAACACCGGCGAAGGGGCTCAATATCAGCCTCGAGCTCATAAAAAATTAAAACGCATGAAATACGCAAAGGGAACGCCCCTCTATTACATCCCCCTGGATCACATGCCTTGCATGGTCGTGCATGTTACGCCGTTCTATGAAAACGACGACCCGCACGCTTTCTACACCGTTGAACTGCCCAACAGCGATCTGCGCAACGTGCCGGTAGCGCTGGCAGACCAATACCTTGCGGAAGAGGAGCCGAAGAAAAGGCCCGAACTCCAGCAGGTGGTGCGAAAGCCTGGCATCCTGCAGCGAATTTTCGGCGCGGGAAAGACCGGCGCAAAGACGGCTGGAATATTCGCACTGGCATTCCTGTGCAGTGTATCTGCATTTTCGCAATCCGGTGAGCCGGTCAGCGATACGTCGTATGTGACGAAACAGGGCAACCTGTTCTACGAGACAAAAATGTCGGTGTATCAGGATGGCAGCGAGATCACGACCAAGACGCTGATCGGAGACACGACTGCGCTGGTGCAGGCCGCGAAAGACAGACTCACGTCGCGCGCGACCAGCATGGCCGTGGATGTTCGGTATGTATCTACCTTCCGAAAGCAGTTTTCCGCATTGCTGCGCGAGAGCGACGTGGTGCTGGCGCTTACGGGCATCGACCCGCAGAAGGCGGTGCAGAACGAAAACGCCGCGCCGTTCCTCCAGGACGGATGGAAGATCAAGCGCGACGGCGCGACGAGCGATATAGCCTTTACCGTGAACGGCCAGGGCGCGTTACGGTATTCCATCAACGCCGGCGCTACGAAGGCCGCCCTGCTGATCGGTAGCGCACTTCGACTAAAAAATTACCCGAGCAACGGCACGGATACCGACCTGTTCGTGCTGCCCGGCGGCGTCTGGGTGGATGCGACACGCAGCACTGTGCTGCGACCTCACGGCAATAACAGCCCGGTGAACCGGGCAGCAACGCCGGCGCCGGCGCCAACCAAGACTACGAAGAAGGGGTGACGCTCTTTCCGGGCCCGTCCTTACAGAAAAACCTTTTAGGCCCGACCTTTGTGGCCACTCAACACACGCTATCCTTTAACAATTTTCAAGCGAATGAAACATTTGTTTTTCCTCATTGCCCTCCTGCTTTTCGCGTTCGGCGCGAAAGCGCAGCGTGTCTTCGACATCCAGTCGTCCAGCACCGACACGCTGAAAAACCAGACGACCAAAACCTACGCCACCAACACCAGCGGATACGGAACTGGCCCGGCAATCATAGACGTGCCGTATTACTACAGCGTCTATTGCGCCGCGGATTCGCTTTCCGGCTCCAATGCTGGCACGGCAAAGTTGCAGGTGTGCAACGATCATACCGGCACTGACTGGTACACCCTACAGACGCTTACCATCGACGGCACTTCCCGATCGCAGGCATTATGGGAAGGTATCCTGTACGCCCGCCGGGTTCGTATTTACTTCGATATGCCCAGCGGAACCAGACAGGTGCGCCCGGTTGTGCACGCCATTTTCAAGCGCGTGTACTGATCCCGATCTACCCCGGCAAAAACAGCCCTGCCTGTTCATTCAGGCGGGGCTGTTTCATGTCCTATGCCGCCGCGAGCGTCGGGCGCAGTTTTGTGGCATGTTTGAACTCCACGGCATAAAAGAAAGGTGGTTTCGCAGCGCGCCTGTGCTGCCCGGCTTCGACTCCGCAAACATCGACGCGGACGCGGGCATTATGCGCGACGTGGTTATGGTACAGGAAGGCCCTGCAAAAGGGCACGGCGTGCACCTGGAAGAAGAGTTTATCGCCGGGCTGGTCGCTTACGACCAACAAAATTTTTCCGACACCGGGTTAAAAGCCCGTTTTGGCCACCCGTCGGCATCCAGCGAAACGATGGGAACGCAACTCGGCACGTTTTCCAACTTTCGGAAACGCCGCGTAGACGGCAAGATGCAGGCCATCGCAGACCTTCGGCTGCTCGACAGCGCCGAACAAAGCCCCACTCACCCGGGAATGCGCTCCTGGGTGCTGCAAATGGCCGGCGAGCGGCCCGACTTCATCATGTCGAGTATTGTGTTCCGCGGCAGCGCCTATTATCAGCGCAAGGCAAACGGGCATAAACACTATGTAGAATTCGACGACTGGGGCGACCCCGTAAATTACAATCCCGATCTCGGCAATATTTACGTCGAATTCGACGCCGAAAATGGCGCCCGGCATTTTTACACCGACCTGGTGGAAAGCGGCGCCGCCACCGAAAGCCTTTTCTCCAACAAGGCGAATCCTGATTTCTTCGTCAGCCGCGCACACGAATGGCTGGACGACAACCCCGACATTTTCCAATTCGTCAAGAGCAACCCCGCGGCGGTGCAGGCTTTTCTGCACCGGCTCGGCATTTTCAATACACAACAACCGAAAAGAATGAGCAAGTTCTCTCTTACCGACTGGCTGTTCGGAAAGCAACAAGCCGACGCAGAACCTACTGCAGAAGACCTGACAGCGCTCAGGGCCGATCTTGAAGAGGCAAAAAAGGCAGTTACTGCCTTCAAACAAGAAAAACAAGACCTCGACAATCGCGTGGAGCAACTCACCGCGCAGGCCAGTGCGCTCCAGCAGGATGTAGAGCAGTATAAAAAACAGGTGGAAGGCCTTCAGGCTGATCTCGCGGCCAAAGTAGCCGAGATTGAAAACCTGAAAAACGAACCCGCCGCCCGGCATACCGGTGGCCACACTCCGCCGGCGGCTCCGACCGGAGATCGCGCATACCAGCGAAACCCCGTGTACCTCAAGGCCAAAGGGTTGAAAAACTGACGACCGAAACCCATCATCATAACACGCTAAAAAGAAAAAGAAAATGGCAACTTCCGCCACTCTCACCGACGTAGCCGCCTATCTCGACTACGTGCAGGACTACCGACCCGATCTCGTGATCCGGGCTTTTTACGGCCCTAAAACGACGCAATTCGCCACGGTACGCGAAGGCCTGAAAGGACGCGAAACGCTTACCCGCCTCAAAACCGTAAGCGGCAAGGCCGTAGCCTGGAAAAGCGATTTTTCCGCGGCCGCCGGCGCCGTCACCTTCCATCCGCGCCACCTCGATGTGGTAGCGATCAAGCGCGACCTCTCGTTTGTGCCGCAGGATTTCGAGGCCACCTACCTCGGCTTCGTTCGCAAACAGGGGCAGAACCCCGGAATGGACTTGCCCTTTGAGGGTTACATCCTCAACAGCATTCTTTCCGGCCACGCCGAAGAACTCGACTCCGCATTCTGGCAGGCCGTCAAAGCCGGCACCGTAACGCCCGGCACCACGCCGATGGATCAATGCTTCGATGGTTTCCTGCAGGTAATCGCCGATGAAATCAGCGGCGGCGGCATCGACGGCTCGCAGGTGGTTGTCACGCCCGGCGGCGCCATCTCTACCACCAACATCATCGAACTGCTCGAAAGCATGTGGATGGCGCTCGGCAACGGATACAAGGAAATGCCCGTGGACGTGTACCTCTCCTGGGAAAACTTCCAGCGCTACCAGCAGGGATACCGCGAGACGTATGGCTACAATTTCGGGAATACCCAAAATGCAAGGGTGAGCCTGGATTTCTCGCAAAACGCGCAACTGATCCCCATGCCCGGCATGGGCAGCAGCGACCGCATCATTATGACTCCGCGCGGAAATCTCAACGTCGGCTACGACGCGATCGACGACGACAAAATGTTCCAGTTCGAGCAGAACAAGCGGGCGATGGACTTCTGGATGGACTTCAAAGTGGGTGTGCAGATCGCACAGATCGACGAGGCGGGACTGATCGTAAACGACCTCACGTAGTAGCAGAAAATATCTTGAAAATGCCCGGGCGGAAGCGGAAACGCTGAGGCCCGGGCTCGCAAAAACACCATATCATGGCTAAAGAGAAAAAACCGGTGGTTGCCGATGCCGATGACCTTGCAACACTTCAGGCCAAGCACGAGGCTCTGCTCGAGGAGGTAGATACGCTCGCCCGGAACATGGCCAGGCTCGAAGCGGAAAATGCCGATCTGCGGGAAAAAGTGAAGGAACTGAGTGGAAGCGTTCGGAACTCCGCGCTCATCGATCCGCCCGCGCCGCCGCCGCCCGGCAAGCCTGTTGTGGAGATCGAGGGGCAAAAAATGCAATTCAAGATGGGGCGCTTCAAGTTGCCCGGCATCACGAAAATATTCGAGGCGGCCGAAGTCGCCCGCGACGAAGCAATGCTGACGGAAATTTTCACCAAATACCCCAACCTTTTCACGCCTGTAGCGGAATAGGCCCCCGCATTCCTTCGGAAACCCTCATTCATTCACGCTCAAATTTTCAAACCGTGCATAACTTACTCAACATGGCCTGCGTGTGCAACCTCGCCAAAATCGACCGCGAATGCGGACGAAATGCGCCCGGCCTGCAGACGCAGATATATCTGGCCTGCGTCGACGACATTACGTCCATCGGCGCCGCCACCAATCACGTCGTCAGCACCATCACGCCGGTAACCGACAAGGGATTCTACATCCTAAACATCCTGCGCAAAGACAACGACCTCAAAAGCGAGCAGCAGGAGGATGGCGGATACAACACCACCGTAAAGGGCTTCATTTCCAAACAGGCGTCGGCGAAAGCCACCATCCTGACGAATCTGGCGAGCGACGAAAATTACATCGCCATCGCCGTGGATCAGAACGGTCTGAAGCACATACTCGGTTCGGTCGCGCACCCGATCAAAGTAGCGAAAAATGCAGTAACCACACCGAAAAACGGTTACGAACTTACGCTCACGTGGGAAGGCCACGCCGACCTGCCGCTGCACTTCTCCGGCACCATACCGGAGCCGGCATAAACGAAACGATTGCTAACGTAACAATATCAGCAAATGGCAAAAGAAGCGCCCGTTACGGGCAATACCGAAGAAACGACCGCCATGCAACCCGTGCCCGTGCCCAGGCAGGAAAAGATCGCGCCTGCCCCGGGTACATACATCGGCCCGCAGCCTGCGCCGCTTATCAGCAACCTGCCGGGCGACGTGCAGCGTTACCGCGCGGATCAACTGCCTGAGAGGTACCGCGAGTTTGTTATCGCTACCATACCGGAGGCAAAATACTGGTGGGCGAAATGATGAGTTTTTTCTGTGTGGAATAATTGATTTTTGTTTGTCTCCCCGGCCGGCTCCGTCCGGGGAGTTTTTATAAATATGCTCCCGATGGAACAACAACTACCCAATGCGCTGGAGCGCATCGAAAACCCTATTTTAATCATTCTCCTGGTGGTTTTGCTGCTTGCCAGCGGCGCGCTGTGGTTCGCTTACCGGGCGCTGCAACAGCGCCTCATGGAAGCGCTGCTGCAGATGGTGGCAGCGGTGACCAACCTGAACGCCACGCTCGCGGATATGAAAGAGCGTTTGGAGGAGATAGAAAACAGATTAACTTCGCAGAAAAAATGATTGAAACATGAAAACGAAGTCGATCTTAAAAACCCTTGACGCCCAGGTGAAAAAACTGTTGAATCATCGCCGCAATGCGGGCGCACCTATTTCCCCGAAAACCCCCAAAAAGCATCAGCGCGCGACCATCCCCGATACCCGGCAGGGAAGAGTGGTGGTCGCCTCCTGACCTGCAACTTCAGGCGTTTTCTTCAGCCCCGCCGCGATTCGCGACGGGGCTTTTTCTTGCGTCCTACCCTGCGGCGTGCCACGCGGAGAACTTTGCGGTATTCTTCACCAAACACTCCGCAACATGGCAGACACCATAGCCGCCAAGCCCTGGTACAAATCGAAAATCGTACTCCTGTCCCTTTCCAGCCTGCTGGTTATCGGCAGCAACCTGCTGGGCAACTGGCTCACAGGCCAGGGCGTAACCCAGGAACAGATGGACGCGATCGCGGCCGTACAACCGGCAACCGCCGATGCTATCCACAAAGTACAGGATGGCTCCAACTGGCTCCAGGCGCTCGTCGGGATCAGCAGCGTGCTGGTACTCGTATTCCGCACCTGGTTCACGAGCACCAAAATCGGCGGATGATCCCGGTACGAATTTCGTACCCATCCGATACCCTGCGCTGGTGGCAACGCCTACGGCGCAGGGATTTCGTATTGCAGGTGCCGGAGCGTTGGGATGAGGCAGGCTCGATGCGCCGGCGGCAGCGCTGGTGGCGGTGGATAATAGCGCTGCCCCGGCCAGCGGCACAGCGGGCCATGCTTCGCGATCTGTTGCGCCATTTACCGCGATCGATTCTCGGGCAGCTGCCGCCGCTGGACTTTGCGGCGCTGGCCAGCCTGCTCGACTGGACGCAGGCCGAAATGCAGTGCGACCAGGTGCCGGTGCCGCATTGCACAGTCGGCGGACGTATGTACCACATGCCGACTGCAAAGGGCGCGAACGTCACCTGCCTCGAATACGCGATCGCGGACGACTACTACAGCCAGTTTGTGCAAGGCGACCCGACGGCACTTCTGCACCTGGTGGCCACCATCTGGCGCGAGCAGCACGCGGATAGTGCCGATGCGCTGCGGCGAGGAGACAAACGCGCGCCGCTCTTCGACAAGGCCGAAATAGAAGCGCGCGCCGTGCGCCTGAAAAAAATGCCCGAAGACCTGCAACTGCAGGCGCTCATGTATTTCGCCGGGCTAAAAAAATACGTTCACCGGGTGTATGGAAAATGGATTTTCGAGCAGCCGGATGAGGGTGAGGAGCCGGACGAGAAAAGGCAGGAGTCGCGCGGCCCTGATTTCGGGTGGTGGGGCATTCTGCAACAGGTGGCGGAGTCCGGCACGTTCGGCATTATTGCGCAGGTGAACCAGGCCAGCATACACGAGGTCTGCGTGTTCCTGGTGCGCAAGCGGATCGAGGCCGACAATTTTCGTTCACAGGCGCCGGCGACGCACCGGCCCGAAGATTCCGACTGATGGCTTATTACAAAACCTATATCGAATTGTGCGACTATTTCGCAGCGATGCCCACATCGGTAACCGAACTCAAAACCGTAGTGGTGGGCAGCGACGAGGAGGAAATCTCGCTGCAAAACAGCCGGATCGTGTACCCATGCCTTCGCGTGGATACTCCCACTATCCGCTACATCGACGAGGATAACACGCCGCGGACGCGCTACCGGTTCACGCTCTTCCTGGGCACCAACGAACCGAAAAAAACAAACGCAGACGAAAACGCGGCGCTTTCGGCGATGGAGGCTCTTTTGCGAAAGGTGTACAAACGCCTGTGGACGGATGCGGATGCCGGGCTTTTCGACCTGGTGCTGGGCGACGCCGGCGGCGATGCCATACGGCACTGGAGCGCGGACAACCTGTTCGGCTGGATGCTCACGATAGATATTGACCTGTACCCCGACGAATGCGCATAAGATGGACGACGGATTGAAAGAAATAGACCATTACCTGCACGAGCAGGGGCTGGCGTGGGCCAAAGAGTTTATCGCCGGAAGGAAGGCATGGCTGGAAAAAAGGGGTATCCGGGCCAGCGGAACGCTGTTGAGTTCGCTGCAGCAGGAAGTGACCGAAAGACTGGAAGGCGCGGCGCGCGTGCAGATCGATATTTTATTCTCCGAACGCGGCAGGTATATCGACCTGAAACGGCAGCGCGTGCCGGCGGGCGGCGGCGAATACATTGCCGCGCTTGAGAAATGGATAGAGGAGAAAGGTCTGCGCGAACGCTTTACGCAGCGATACCTGCGCAGCCGGAAAGTGCGGCGCGCGCCGGATACGCTGCTGAATCAACTCGCCTGGGCAGTGGCGAAAAGCCGGCACGAGCGATACCTGCGCCGGTCGGCCTGGTACAACAAGGCGAAGGCAGCATCCGTGACAGACCTTTTCAACAAGGTGGCCGCGGGACTGCCCGAAAAAGTGGCCCGGGAAATTCAGAACGCATTTTTTTTAAAAACGTAGTGCGGACGGATTCCGCCAGAATGACAAATGGCAGTAAGACGCGACGACGTACAACTTCACGTGGATTTCATTACCGACGAGAGCCGCTCGCTCGCGAAAACACTGTTGTCCACCAAGGAATACAACCGGGAGATCGACAGCAGCAAGGCGAAAATCCGGGAATACGAAAAAGAGTTGGCCCGGGCCAACACCACCGAAACGCGCAGGGCGGAACTGCTGGGCAAAATCGCGACGGAGGAGAAAAAGGTGGCCGACAACCTGGCCAAGATCGCCGCGGAGGGAAAGAAGGTCGAAAACATCGACCTGACGAAACTGGCGCCGTCACAACTGATCGAACGGGCGAAACAACTCGCGCAGGCCATGCGCCTGATACCGTCGAGCGCGCCCGAATTCGCACAACTCCAGGGAGAACTGGCCCGGGTGAATACGCGTATCCGGGAGATCAATACCACATCGAAGGGGATACAGGCGAATGGCGGCGCGGGCTTCGGGGCCATTGCTGGTCTGGTAACAAAATTGTCTGTGGGCATCGGCGCAGCAGTGGCCACGGTGAAGACATTTTTTTCGGCGCTGTCCGGCTCTGCAAAACTCGAACAACTCAATATCGCTTTTGAGACTTTTCTGGGCAATGCAGACAAGGCGAAAGGAGTAATCACCGATCTTCGAAAGTTTGCCGACGTGACGCCTTTTGAGACCGAGCCGGTTATACAGGCAGGCCGGGCGCTGTTGGCGTTCGGATTTTCCGCCGAAGAACTGATCCCGACGCTTACAAAAGTGGGCGACGTAGCCTCCGGCACAGGTAAGGACTTCAACGAACTGGCCCTTATCTATGGCAAGGCCCGCGCCGAGGGCCGAATCCAGAACGACACGCTCAACCAACTGGCTGAGGCAGGCATACCGATATACGAGGAACTGGCCAAGGTGCTGAAAGTGAACGAGAGCCAGATAAGGAAACTGGCCGAGCAGGGCAAGATCGGATTCAAAGACCTGCAAACGGTCTTCACCAACCTGACCAGCGAGGGCGGGCGATTCGCCGGCCTGATGGAGCGCCAAAGCAAAAGCCTGGACGGGCTTTTCAGTACGTTGGCCAGCGCGATCCGAAACAAGATCACCAGCGCCACTGACTCTATTTTGCCCGGCATAAAGCGGTTGACGCAGGGGCTTATTGATTTGTTGAGCGCGCCGCAAAAAACGTTGATCGACCAGACGCGCGACTTGCAGGCGGCATTTAACAGTGAAATCGAGATCGTGCAACGCGGCGACTTTTCCCAAAAGGAACGCGCGCAACTGATCGGCGAGATAAATACCAAATACAAGGACTACCTGCCCAACCTGATCGATGAGAAGGCAAGTATCGAGGAGATCGCACGTGTGCAGGCAGAAGCGAACAAGGTGTTCGAGCAGAAAATCCTGTTTGTGGCGCTGGAAGACGAAATCGCCAAAGCGCTGGACAACAGCAAGCAATCGGCGAAACTGGCGCTCGAGGCGGAGCGCCAGCGCAGAAAGGAATTTCAACGGGATCGGAACAAAGAAACCCAGGATGTAGGCGCATACAGCGATTTTCTACAGAAAAGCGGCGAATCCCTTAAGTTTTTGCGCGACGCAAGCCTCGACGTAGTGAAGGCGACGCCTGAAAAGGTGAAAGCCATAGAAAAGGAATTCGAGGTGCTGGCCGAAAAACTGGGCACCACGTTGGAGAAGATACGCCAAAAGTTCGGCACCGTTACAACTCCGGAATCCGGCGGCGGCAAATCGCCCGAAGAGACTGAAAAATTCCTTAAAAAAGCGCTGGAACTGGCGCTGAAGGAAATAGAGTCCGACGCGAAGCGCCGCGAACTCATACTCGAAAATGCGCGCATAAAAGACCAGGTGAGCGAGGAGCGCTACCAGGAAGGCCTGACGGCCATCCGCGAGCGCGAACTGCGCGCGCAACTGGAGGCATATCGCCGCTTCGGAAAAGAGCGCGAAAACGAGGCGCTGGAACTCCGCAACCGGCTGGACGAGATCGAACAGGGGCGGATAACGAAAAACGCGACGCCGGTGCAAACGCTTCCCGGCAGAGCGCCTGCGCCGGTGACCACCGGAAAGGACAACACTGCCCAGCGGCTGGAAGTGGCCGATGTGGGCAAAGACGCGCTCCTGCAGGCGCTGCAGGACAAGTTCACGTCGGCGCTGATATCCGAGCAGGACTACAACCTGCAAAAACTCGAACTGCAACGCCTGGCGCTGGAGCAGGAACTGCAAATCCTGCGCGAATCGAGCAAGCCGCAGACGGAAGAGATTAAAAAGCGGGAAGAGGAGAAAAAAGCCATCGAGGAGAAAATCGGGAAAGAGCGGCTGGAAAATGAGCGCCGCCTCGAGGCGCTGAAAAAGCAAGCGCTCCAGGAGGGGACGCAGGCGCTGGGGGATGTATTCAGCGTGGCGGCCGATTTGCTGAGCCAGGACGAGAAACGCAAGGCGAAACACGCCGGCGTGGTGAAAGCGCTCCAGATCGCGCAAATACAGGTGAACCTGGCCGCGGAAATTTCCGGCATTTTTGCGAATGCCCAGCAGTCGGCCATTGCCAAACTGCTCGGCCCCGTGGCCGGATCGGTGCTCGCCTTCATACAGGCAGCCGCTGCAACGGTGCGCGCCGGTATTGCGTCGGCCAAGGTGCAGAGCGCGAAATTTGCCCGGGGCACGCTCCAGTTTGCACAAAAAGGGATTTTCGGCGGACGGCCGCATTCTCAGGGGGGCACCAAAGGGTATTTTGAAGACGGCACTGTGGTGGAAGTGGAAAAAGACGAGGCCTGGGCGGTCGTGAACAAGCGCAACACGCCGCTGCTTCGTGCGCTCTCCTGGGTGAATTCATACGGCGGTCACGGGAAGCCGTTTTTTGAGCGCGGAGGCGTGCTTCGGTTCGATACCGGAGGTCTGCCGACGGTGAACACCACGCCGATCGGCGCGGGTGTCGCGCCGGCGGCGCCTGAATTGTCGCTGGCAAGCCTGGCCGAATTTAGCGCTGCGATTGGCATGTTCGGGCGGATCGTGTCGGCTTTCCCGCGGGAAGTGCGCTCGAAAGTGGTGTACACGGACGTGGAGGATGCCGGTACGGAGATCAACCTGATCCGGGATGACGCCGCGATATAAATGCGCGTCCTACGCATTTAATTAAGTGTCGGGCACTTTTGCCCCGATATGATTACCATAAGCAAGGCTGAAATGTTGGCGCGAATCGTCGAGAGCGGTGAGGTGCCTTTCCGCATCCGCTTCGTGAAGGCCACCGGCAAGGAGGCCGGGCAGATCGCCGAAAAGGTATGCTACTACGGCGCGCCGAACCCGCACCCGAAAGGCAAGGGGGTGGAGCAGGCGAAAAACGACCGCAAGGAGCGCAAATCGCATCTCGAAAGCAACGCCATACCCCTCACCGAATTTGCTACCGGGCGGATGCTCACTCCCTTTATTTCTCACATCATTTCTTACAATGGAAAACAAGTCGTCCACTGAGGGCGCCCGGCGCATCGGGCCAAATACCTATCACATCAGCGGCGCCGGCGGCGCCATTGTGCAGTTTTCAAGAAGCGCGATGCCAAACCAGGCGACGACGGATACAGGTAAGTTGAAAACATATACGGCGCCGAGCGGGGCATCGGCTGAAATAATGTCGTGGGGCTGCAAAAACGACGTGCCGCAATACCGGGAAGAACTTATCACCGGAAACAACATCGTGCCGGCCCTGATCGAGCGCAAACGGAACATTATCGCCGGGCAGGGCTGGTACGCCTATACGGAGAAATACGTGGCGGACGGGAAGGGAAATATGCGCCTGGAGCGCGACGAGGTGGCGATGCCGCCCGCTGCCGAGGCTTTTTTCCAGGATTTTGCGAAAACAGGGCGGCAAATCCTGGGCGAATTGCTGAAGCACTGCATGGCCATGCCCGAATTTGTCCGCTTTGTGCGTAACGGCCAGGGGATCAAAACGGTGAGGAGCCTGGAGGTCAAATATGTCCGGGCCGGGAAAAAATCTCCGTATGGAGATGTTGAAACCTGGTACTGGTCGAATTTCTGGACGAACGGCAACAATGTGAAAAACAGCGACAAAGTGCTGCGCCCGCTACCGATATATGCCCCGGATAAAAAGCAGGGGCGCTTCGTGCTGCCGCTTGTAGACGGTCTTTTCAACGACGGTTACTATCCCATACCGCCCTATTGGGGCGGCAGGCACTGGATAAACCTGTCGAACATTATACCATTGTTCCACGAAGCCAACCTCAAAAACGGCGCGCTTCCGCGCTGGCACCTGGTCATTCCGCACGATTATTTTTTCGACTATGAGGCGATGAATTCGGCGACCACAGACGACCGCGCAAATCTGCTCTCCGGTTTTCAGCAACGCGAACAGGCTTTTGTGGACGACTTCAACAGCCTGATGACCGATATAGGCAACACCGGCAGGACACTTGTGACAAAATCGGAAATCATTGAGGCGCTCGGTGGCCGATACGACAAGCGGATACAGATTGAGCCGATCTCGATCGACATGGGCGACGAAAAACTGCTCAAACTGTTTGCGGCGTCCAACGTGGCCAATATTTCGGCGCAGGCGCTGCACCCGACGCTGGCCAGCATCGAGACGGCCGGTAAACTGAGCAGCGGCACTGAAATCAGAAACGCCTTCCTGATGTACCTCATCATCGCGGCGCCCATCTACCGCGATATGCTGCTCGAAGTGGTCGACCTGGTAAAAAGAGAAAACGGATGGCCGGCGAACATCAAATACGCCATCCGCGACGCCGAAATGACGACGCTGGCCGAAAATCCGTCGGGGGTGCAAACTTCGGACACTCAAATCGGCGCAGGCGCATGACCAAAGAGCAATACACGGAAGCAGTGGAGCGAATCGCCAGGCTCAATCCCGGCGAATTGCTGCTGCCGGCGCTGCGTAAAGGCCACAGCGCGGCCACTGAGATATACCTGCGATCGGCGCTTCGCAGGTGCCCGGATGAGGAGCCCGACTGGAAAGCCCAAACGCCCTATGCCGACGAAACGCTCCGCGCCCTCTGGCGCGAGCGGACGCGGCTGTTCGGCGAGATGAACAAGCAATCCAACCTCTTCCACGCCTGCAAAACCGACGAGGAACGCGCCGCCAACAGCGCGAAGGTGCTCTCCTGGTGGGACGATATACGGGCGGTGAAATCGAAAATTGCCTGGTATGAAGCGCACGGCGAACTGCCGCCCGTGGCCGAGGAAGACGATGAACTGCCCGACAACCCCGCGCTGCTGGCCAAAAAACTGAACAGCCTGCGGGCCCGTATTTCGCAAATGAAGGGCAAACTGAAAGATTTGGCAAGTCTCGACCCCGGCACGCCGGGGCTGCAATCTAAAATAAACGCCGCCGAAGACGACCTGAAGCGCCTGCGCTTTTTGGAAGGTAAGGCGGCGGTAAAATTGAAGGAGTATGAGCAGACAGCCTAAGCGCATCTATACAGAGCGCGATTGGCAGGCTGCTGATCCGCTCGACCGGCTGTATATCCACCTGATGGAGCCCAACCGGTGGCCGCTGAATGGTATGGAAGAAGAACGCCTCGACCGGCTGCGCAAAGTGTGGGCGATAATGTGCGAAAAGGCGACTACCCGTGAGCGGCTTAAACTCATTTCGGAGCAGGTGACTGTGAATGAGCGGACGATTTACCGCGACATGGACGATGCAAAATCGCTTTTTGGGGATATTTTGAAAATTGACCTCGAACTCGAACTGCGGCTCGCATACGACCGCTACATGGAACTCTATGAAAAAGCGAAGGACGAGAAGGACTACGATACCGCACGGCGCTGTCAGGACAGCGCTTTGAATGTTTTGGCTCAAATAGAGGCAAAAACACCGAAAAAGGGCAAAGTGTACGCCCAAATCCTCTTTACAAATGACCCCGCCGCCTTGCGCCCGCGCAACGAGGAGGAAGGCGAGGAAATAGAATTCGACGAACTCGATGGCTCGCAAAGTGTATTGGAACAACAAGCAGTTGAACTTCCTGCAGGCCATTAAGCCATACAAGATGTTCCTCGGCGGTCGCGGCAGTGGCAAAACCACCACCGAAGGCGGCGAGCAATATCGCTGCATGGTCGCCATGCCCCGCAGCCGGGGCTTCCTCGCATCCAGCACCTACGCGCAACTGCTGAACAGCACCCTCCCTGCCGTCGAATCCAAATGGGCGGAAATGGGACTCGTCGAAGGAGATGACTATGTGGTAGGCGTCAAGCCGCCGAAAAACTTCACCAAATGCCTCGACGAGCCGCGCAAATACGAAAACGTGGTCTCTTTCGCCAACGGGCGCCGCCTCCAACTGATGAGCATGGACAGGCCCGACCTCCAGCGCGGCGGCACCTACACCGACGGCGCCGCCGACGAAGCGGCACTCATCTCCCACGAACACGTGACGAAGGTGATGATACCGAGCCTGCGTGGTTTTGTGCGGGAGTTCAATACTCCGCTCCGGGGAATGTTCCGGGCCTACACCTCCATCCCCTGGAAGCCATCCGGGTATTGGTCGCTCGAATACGAGGAAAAGGCGAAGGCGAACCCCGATATGTACTTCTGGCAGGAGGCCAACGCCTACGACAATATCGAGGTGTTAGGGCAAGACTATCTCACCCGCCTGGAAGCCGAACTACCCTACCTCGAATTTCTTGTCGAGGTAATGAACCAGCGGGTGCGTAAGGTGCAGGACGCTTTCTACCATAAGTTCGACCCCGAACGCCACACCTACGCCGTCCGCTACCTCTACGACGAAGGCGACCGGGGCATCATTACCACCGGCATCGCCGACCCTAACTATAAACCGGACGAGGTACTGGACATCAGCCTCGACTTCTCAGGCTACTTCAACTGCGCCACTGTCTGGCAGCAGGGCCACGTCATGGACGGGCGTACCAAGCGCATGGCCGAATATTGCCTGCATCAATTCTTCGTCAAGACCGAGGAGGGCAAGGTGGGCGAACTGGTGGACAAGATATGTGTGCACTACATAAAACACCGCTTTAAGGCGGTGCGCTTATGGGGTGAGCCACGCGGCCACGACCCAAAGGCTGATACGCCGCGCACGCTGTTTCAGCAGATACAGGATAGGTTCGTGCGCAATGGCTGGCAAGTCGAAATCCGTGTCAAGCCCGGACAGGTAAAAGCACACCGCGAGCGCAACTACTATATCAATGAGGTACTGGCCGAGACACAGCCGGCACTCCCCATCATCCGCCTCAACGATGCCACCTGCAAGGATGCCATCATCGCCATGCAGGTCACCGCAGTCAAAGACGACTATCAGAAAGACAAGTCTAAAGAGGCTGACCGTGCCTTCCCTCAGGAGCACGCGCCCCACTTCACCGACACACTCGACTATTACTTAATGCAGAAGCATGGGCACAGGGTAAGCCTTCGAGCCTCACGCCCTGCGCTCTCCGCCTCCGTAAGGTAGTCAGCCATATAACCCGGCGAAAATCCGGGTCATTAATTAAGAAAAAGCAAATC